ATATTATGAGATCATCCACTAGCTTCAAGCCAGGCAACAAAGCACAAACAAAAAAGACTAGAGGCCTAGGTAAAAAAACTTTAGCCCAACAAGCATTTACCAAAGCAGGGTACTCTCCCGTTGAGGCGCAAACAGCACTTGCCGCACAGCTCCTAAAACTAATTGAATCAGGGAAAGCAACAGCTGCTCAGTACCAACTCTTCGTCAAAGTGAATACAGACTTACTAGCTTATGAATCAAGTAAAGCAGCTTCAGTAATAGAATCAACTTCTGACATTACTTCAGGAGGAGAAGCTCTAGCAGAGACTAGACCACTCAGCATAGTAGAACTTGCACAAGCACGAGAACAACTTCTCCGGAAAGTGTAGGTTGATACACACCGAGGACTCTATAGTTCGATGCTTAATGAATGCTTACTTACCTAGACAAATAGCCTGTGTACCGAATACGAAGAGTATTTGGTACGGACGTAACGAATCAGACTTAGTAGTTGTTACCAAGAAGCAGGAAGTAGCTGAGATCGAGATCAAAGTAAGTCACTCAGACTACTTAGCAGACTTCAAAAAGAAAGCTAAACACAAAGCACTTAAAGCAGGTAACTGTATACCCAGTAAATTTAGTTATTGCTGTCAGGAGAACTTAATACAAGTCAGTGAGCTCCCACCATACGCAGGCCTTATATGGATCGTAGACGGTAAGCCAGTAATTAAACGCAGAGCTTCTAAACTTCATACACGTAGTTGCTCCCTCAAGGTATTTCACGCAATACTTAGATCAGCTTGTTGGAAATACTTATAACTAAATACTTATAACTAACGCTCCTTTAGCTCAGTTGGTAGAGCAGCTCACTTGTAATGAGCAGGTCGTCCGTTCGAGTCGGACAAGGAGCTTTTATTCCAAATTTATGTTCATGCGTTCATAGTGCGAAGTGAAGTAGAATAAGTCCTTATGACAGGGTTCTGCTGCCTTTCAAGTCAACGCCATATCCCTAGTCGCACTCAGACTTGACCATGAACGCCATTTAACACAGGAACTCCCAACTTATGATACAAGTACAAGACACTGAGTCAATTAAAACATTAAGTCAGTACAAACTAGTACAAGCATCTATAGCCGATCTTAAGAAGGGAAGAGCCACTCAAGCACAGAAGAAAGAACTCCGAGCTCTAGAACAGGCACTGACAGAGTTCGAACAAATAATCAATCTTGATTACACTTACTTCGACTTCGACCAAGTACAGAGCATGGATGATGCTATACGCATACTTCAGTACTTAACCTCCATAGAGCGTGACATCCTAAAACAGCACGTATTTGATACTCTTTGCGAGCAATGGGACATAACCCCTGAAGAAGACGATGACGCACCACTAACACGTGCTGAGAAATTCTTAATAGCATCGGACCTACTTACATTTGTTCAATACATGTTCAAGAAGCAGTACAAGTTCAGTTTTGAAGTAGCTCACTTCCACAGAATTATATGCACTACCCTTCAAGATATTATGATGGGAACACAAGGAAGCAATCCAAGAACAATTATATGTATGCCACCTCGATACGGTAAAACACAGATAGGTTCAATTTACTTCCCTGCATTCTCAATAGGGCACTACCCAGACTCTAAGAACATGCTCTTAAGTTACTCAGCTAGTCTAGCCACTATAAACTCGGCACAGGTACGGGACTTAATGCAGGAAGACTTCTACAAAGATATCTTTCCAGCCACAGTGGACCCAATGAACTCCGCTAGGCACACTTTTAAGACCACTCAGAACGGAATACTTGATACTGCTTCATGTGGATCGGCCCTAACAGGTAAAGGCGCTGGACTCATGCGCGATGATTGGGGCGGAGCTATAATAGTAGATGATGCTCTAAACTCTAGTGATGCTAGATCACCTGTAGTTGTTGACAAAACAAATACTTGGATAAGTGATGACTTAAAGTCCCGAAGGAACAACGAACGTAGAACTGGGTTCATATTTATTAATCAGCGATTAGGTTATAACGACCCCACCGCTTACTTAACAGAAGAAGATTCTAAGTTCGGGGAAGAGTTCAAACTACTGAACATCCCAGCAATACTTAATAAAGCACAGCTAGACCTTCACGGGTTCCCAGCAGACGACCCCTCTAGACTCGAAGGAGACCCCAAAGCAGATGAGTACCCACTTTGGCCCTTTAGACACAGTCTGAAAGAGCTACGGACCATGAGAGACTCAAATCCTTACTGGTTCGCTGGACAGATGATGCAAGACCCTTCAAATGCTCAAGCATCTATACTTCACGACGAATGGTATCAGGAATACGAGAACTCTGAACTACCTAATATAAAATTCAAAAAGAAAGTACTTATACTCGACACCGCATCCACAATAAAGACTTATTCAGACTACTCAGTGATTACGACACTGGGAATCGCAGACAATGGTATATATGTTCTTGATATGGTACGAAAGAAGCTAGAACTTCCTGACCTCGTAAGAGAGGTAGAGAAAGCTTTTATCAAACACCAACCAAGAGAACTATACATAGAGCACGCGAGTTCAGGAATAGGACTTATCCAAATGCTTAAGAGGTCTAAGTACCGGATGATAATCAAAAAGATTATTAGACAAGGTATAGCACAGAACGATAAAGTTAATCGTGCAATGGATGTAGCTCCATACATTGAGACAGGATACGTATACGTACCTAAACGAGCTCCATGGCTAAAAGAACTTAGACGTGAGACCAGCATGTTTGGTCAATACCCTCATGATGATATGATCGATACCATTATTGACGGTGTAGACATCTTTATAGTTCCTCACCGAGCACAAGCACCAAGTTCCGCAGGCCTCTCCAAAGTACCTATGACCAAGAAACATAATTTTGGACAAGTACTTAAGAATAAAAGAGAGCGAGAACGAGAAAGTGAAAGTGAAAGTGAAAGTGAAAGTAAAAGTAAAGAACCTTCAAAGCAAAAGAAATTTAATTGGAACAAGTTATTAAAACACTAAAGGAAACAGAATGTCTAAAACAGAGCAGATTAAAGAACTATACGCACAAGGTCTATCAATAGACGAGATCGTAAAACAAGTTAATACTCAGAAATCATATGTAAAAAGTGTTTGCGCAAAACAACCAAGCCCAAGCCCAACTACTGAAAATAAACAGGAAGTAAATGAAGAACCAGTTATTGTTGTCTCAGATGAGACAGTGGAAATCGAGGAAGAAAGTACGCAGCAAGAACAAGAACAAGAGCAGCATACAGTCCAAGAACCTGAAATCGAGAAAGTGCATAAGCCTGAGCCCGAAATCGAAGCGATCACTGACGAGAAAGAGCAAGATCTTCGCAATGAAGTAGATACTGTTCGGAAGCAAGCACAGGAAAGGAATCACTGGCAGCCAGTACGTTACCTTAACTTGCTAGACTCTCAATTAGCAGAACTTGAGACATCGAAAGTACTGAGTACTACGCTACATTACGCAATGCTGAGTATGTTTAACACGCTTAGACCACACCCAACTTCATTCAATCAGTGGGCGTACTTACATACACTACACACCAACTATGAAGCTTTCTATAACTCTAAAGTAAATTAATGACAACACCACGAGGTACAATGTGAGGCCGACAAAAAGACATAAAGCAAGGAACTCAGTACCTCAAGACAGGTTACGTCAAGACAGAATACCTACAGATTTAGGTTCTGCGGGATTACTTATGAGTTCGGGATACCTTACGCGTAGACATTCAAGCGCGGAGCTGTCCAGTAGACTAGCTACTATAAACAATTTAAGAAAGATGGAAGAGGACCCTACAGCGTCAGGCACCCTGCAAGCATTTATAAATATTGCAGGTATGGTGGACTGGTCAACCAACGCCAAAGTAGGGCCAGATGTAAATGTCGAAATAGCAGATAAACAGAAGAAATTCTTAGAGTCCTGTTGGGAAGACATGCACCAATCCATACATGATATAGTGGAAGCGGCACTAGATATGTTAGTCGCAGGACACAACGTTCAGATACCTCAGTTTAAAGTACGTAGAGGATACTACCCTAACAAGCCAAGCTGGAACTCTATACATGACGACATGCGTATCGGTTGGAAGTCTTGGAAAACACTTGATCCCATGAGTATTGACCGTTGGATACTTGAAGACGGAGAAGGGTATTCAGCACTTGAAGGATGCGTCCAGAGAAGTGCTAGAGGTAAGGTATCAGAAATTCCTAGAAATAGAATGCTATTATTCAGGTCTACTAGTCGAGGGGACTTACCTGAAGGAGAATCCCTGTTCTATGGAGCATATTCAACATGGAAATCTAAAGAATACTTTATTAAGCTTGAAGAAGTGGCGCAGTCTAGAAACCTCGAAGGTATACCTAAAGTATGGGCACCGCCAGAGTACTTAAGCGATTCCGCAACACCTGAAGAACAGGAGTTTGTAGAGTACTTAATCAATATATCTCAAAACCTCAAATACAACGAGCAAACAGGATTAGTACTTCCTGCTATGTTCGATGATAATGGAAACAGATTAGTTGATGTTGAGTTAATGACGGCAGCAAATAACACTCGCCTAGACTCCTCACGAGTAACTATTAAAGACAAAGAAAAACTTATCGCAGAAAGCATGTTATCCAGTTTCATCAAACTAGGTGATGGAGGATCAAATGCGTTGTCGAACGATCAAACTTCTATGTTCATATTAGCTATGCGCACGTACCTAAACCGTATAAAGCACATACTTAACTCTGAAGCTATACCAACACTTTTCCGTGCCAACGGCATGGACATGAACCATGTACCCTATATCGAGTTCTCAGGACTTGAGAAGGACTCTGTCACTCAATACGTGGACAATGTCACTAAAGCACTTAAAGAAGGCGCTATATTACCTTCAGCCGAAGTACAGGAAGCAACCCTCAAGAAACTAGAACTGCCTACGGCAGCAGGTGACGCAGCTTGGAAAGAAAAGGAAGTACGGGACGAAGAGGATCGTAAACTAATAGTAGATCAAGCTAAGGCCGTATCTCAAGTAAATACAGCTCCTAAGCAGGAAGTCACTAAAGCTCAATCGCCTAAACCTGTAGAAGGAGAATACGGTATGAAAGGTGCGTCGCTATATAGAGTACAAAAAGGTAAATGGGAACTTATAGCTGAAGAAGCCACTAGAGACCAGAACGGTAAAATACACACTAGGAGTAAAGAATCCGGAGAGTGGGAGGAGTTATGTCTGACTCCGAAATAATATCCCTAAACCAGTTATTGGAAGAGGACATAGTACCTATACCAGTACATACAATATCTCCTATAAGTGGACACACGCACTTAATAAAAGGGGATAGAGGCGACAGAGGACACCGAGGATATACAGGAGACACCGGAAAACCATTTGTATTTGCGGACCTAACACCTGCCCAGAAAGCAAGCATCAAAGGAGACTCTGGACTAAATGCTACAGACAGTCAGATACTTGAAGTAGTAAAGAGTATCAAGCACCAGTTAATAGGAGCTCAAGGAGACTCAGGACAAGATGGTCAAGATGGTCAAGACGGAGACAATGGAAAAGACTTTAAATTCGAGGATTTTACATCAATACAGTTAAAGTCACTTAAAGGTAATGACGGAGTACGTGGACCTATAGGACCTTCAGGACCTGAAGGAAAGCGAGGAGCGGATGGTGTAGTAGACAACGCTCTAGTAGAAGACTCTTTAAAGCAAATACTCCCTTGGTTACGTAAAAACAAGACAAAAACACCTGTAGTAGATATTGAAGAAATCAAAGACTTGAACACGGGCAAGAGATACTTACGGGTACATTATGCTAACGGAAAGTCCAAAGATGTTGATATTACGGTTGCTCTAGGTGTACGTACAGTAACTTCAAATACTCCCACAGTAGGAGCAGCTACAGACGCTCAGGTAATACACTTAGCAGCAACAGCTGGAGCATCATTTGTATACATAGGAAATGTACTGGACAGGATAGATTACCTAGACTATGACGGAGTATCCAGCCACACCAAGCAATTCACGTATACTTCAGGAAATCTAACCAAGACCACAGAGATCTTCACGTATGATTCGCAGGTGTGGACGGTAGTGATAGATTTTACCTATACTGGTAATATACTTACCTCAAAGACAAATCCAATAATAGTAAAGGCATAGAATATGGCCACATACAATACAGCATATAAGAGCGGAACAATAGGGTCATTTAGTGGGACGACAGTCACAGCTTCAGGGTTCACTCCTGCGGCAGGTGATGTTGGTCGTCTCTTAGTAATCAATAGCGGTAGTGGGAAATTTCAACACCGAGAGATTACAGGTGTCAGCGGTCAAGATATTACCATCGCACACGCTTGGGATACAAACCCATTTGTTGACCCGTCTTCTGACAGTAGAGCAACAGATGTAAACCCCAGTAATGGCGACACGATTGTAATCAGCTATGATCTTGCTGACTTAATCGCAGGAGACGCACAGCTTACCTTAACAGACGATAACCATGTACTTGTAAGCGGTACTCTTGGGGCAAGTAACGGTGCTTATATTCACGCTAAAAACCTTCACATAGAATGGAACTCCAATCAGATAGATATTGGACGTGACGGAGGGATGATTTTTGGTTATTATGGTTATGTTTCGGGAGAGGATGGATACCCTAAAGACTCCTGTAATATTGTTGATAATCTTGATTCTTGGGGTGGACACTCAATCCGAAAAGGGAATTCTGATTTTGGCCTATTCGATGTTTACGGAGGAAGCTACTATAATGGAGCTTCAACAGGTTGCTTTTTAAGGGGGTATGAAAATAGTTCTCAGCCTACATTGAATCAAGTTAGAATGATCAATGTAACTCAAAAAGGCCAAGTCGGTGGCCGGTATGACGGCAACAGGTCGATGCTTGTTATTAATGCCGTTTCGGGCAGCACTGCTGTTGGGATTGGTAATCCCCTCACGCCAGTTGCACGGGTTGAGCTATCAGCAACAGGATGTGACCAAGCAGGGTACGGTCATTTAGGCCTAGCTCCCAATGGTGCGTTTAATTTCCCCCAATTAAGGGATGTAGCACTGAAGGTCATTCGTTTTACTAACTCAGGCAATGGCATATATACAGTAATAGCTAAAAAGTCTGAGCTTGATTTAATCCCTGTACTCGCAGATGTCGCCACCGCTTCAGCTAATACAACTTTAAGGTATGGTAATTTATTAAGACCTGCTTTTATAGACTCGGCAGGGACTGCGCTTACAGGAACATTAGTCACTAGATTATACGATGCCACTGCGACCTCAGTAAATAGCGAAGATGTGACAGGCGGAGCTTATACAGAGTTCTTCGCAAGACATACTGATATTTCTTTTACAACGACAGGGGATAAAGACCTATCAGACGGAACTTTATACGCACCTTACACACTTAGAGGCATCCAATACGGCAAGCTGTTTGGATTGACCAATATATCAGTCGAGGACACCTTCGAATCCTCTATTGTAGTTCTTAATGACTCTATTATCACAGAATCAACTCAAGCAACTGTTGACGCTTATACAGAACTTGAGACACCACATAAATTTTATGATAGGGCCGTATCATGGCTTGAGTCAAATATCACAGAGGAGCAAGCTTTCTTAGTTTCTCGAAGTGGGGATTTAATTGATGTAGGATCGTATGACGTTGATATTGACGCAACAGCAGGAAGCGCATTTGCTTTCAACGGTTCAAAGATTACAATTAAGGCGAGTACATTCACAGGGAGTATAACCACTACAGGAACAATATCACTATTGAATGGCGCGGTAAATATCGGAACGCTAACAGATACTGGTGGAGCAACTACAGCATTACAATATTCTATTACTGGCCTCGTGAACAACTCAAGAATCCAACTTTATAACACTAGCACCATGACTGAGATATATAACGCAGTCAACGGGGTCACGGTAAATGGTACATATACTGAAGGCGTTGAATTTTCGGACGGTGACACTGTTAGATTAAGAGCCACCAATGTCATTGGATTAGTAGGCTATAAAGAGTACGAGGCAACGGCTGTTGCTAGTGCTACAGGATTCTCTTTCTTAGTAACGCAAACCTTAGATTCTGTTTATAATTCTCTTGCTATTGACGGCTCGACCATTACGAAATTCACTGCTGATTATATCAATGACGAAATAGATATTGTAATTGGCGCAGATTTCCTATTGTCTGAGCTCTATGCTTGGTGGGAATATGCTGGATATAGTGAAGAAGGTATCCGTGCTTTCTTTGGTGGATTAACAGGAGTTAACGAAGCTAATTTCAATATCCATAATGCGGTTATTGATATAAAGCTAGATAACACCACAGCTACGAATGTGTCCCAGTTAGATAATAGAAGATTGTACAGGGATGATTTAACAAGACCTGTTGTTAATCCTACTTCTGGCGGTGGTGGAATAGATGTTGAATGGCGTTCGCCTGTATTATTGGCAAACTCTGATATTATTCAATCTGACCTTTCTAATATTTATACAGATACTCAACGAGTTGATGCTTTAATTGAAGACGACGCTGGCGATCAATTCACAGCTAAAGCATTATCACAGGCATCAGGAGGAAGCGGTTCGGATGTCAACATTATTAAAGTCAATGGAGTGGCTGTATCTAATATCAATGATTTTAAAGCTGATACAAGTCTACTTGCTACAGAAGCTAACGTTGACGCGGTTAAGGCTAAAACAGATCAACTAGCATTTACAGCAGGAGCTGTTGATTCAAATGTTGAGGTACTTGCGCAATCAGAGATTACTAAAATCGTAGATCAAACACTTGACGAGGTTATCGACAATAGCAACCATACGGTGCCTAAGTCACTTGCAAAGCGTATCCGCCAAGCAGGTACAAGCTTAGCTATTGAAGGGACTGTTTCCGATGTTTCCCCGTCTGCTAGTAGCTTTATATCTGATCTAACACAAGCACAGAGTAGCTTCTATGCCGATCAGACGCTTATATTCATAAGTGGAGTACTGGAGGGACAAGCACGAATCGTAACGAGCTACAATGGTACAACTAAGGTAATTACCTTTGATGAGGCTTTTTCTGTGACACCTTCTAATGGCGATGAGTTTCAAATAAAAGCGGATCACGTCCACCCCGTAAGTCAAATACAGGATGGTCTTGACACCTTAACCAACATAAAACCGAGTATATCCATATAAGGAAACATAATGGCTCTAAAATTCATTATAAAAAATAACGAGGACAAGCAGGAAATAACTGCTCCAATCCTCGTACCTGAAGAGGTGGACTATCATGAGGACATATACAGTCACGATGAAGTGCTTAAGGCATGCCGCAACTTCAACTTAGTATGTAAGACAGCTAACCTCCAGCACGCAGTTCAATTAACGGACCAAGCAGCTGAATGGGTAGAATCTTACATTTCACCCCAAGATATGACTTTCCAAGGACCAGACGGAGAGGATTATTTAGTAAAGAAAGGCACATGGTTAGGTACTATGAAAATCAAGGCTAAAGCCCTATGGGAAGAAGTCAAGAAAGGTACATTTACCGGATTCTCCATACAGGGATACGCCAGAACACAGGTACTTAAATCTAAGGTAGCAGGACACACAGGACTGACTGCCAAGACGAGATTATCTGACTTTGACTTCTCATTAGATGACTGCTCTATCGCACTGGTAGATGAGGCAGCTAATGCATGTCAGATCCTTCTTATGAAATCCAAGCACTCATCTACTGAGCAGGACGATGAGAACAAGGACGAGAAGAACAATAAAATAACAAACAAACAAAAAGAGAAGGAAATCACCATGAACAAAGATATGAGCAAGGAAGACAAGGCAGAACTCGAAGCACTCCGTAAAGCCAAGAAAGTACAGGATGCTGAGCTCGTAGAAATACGTAAAGCAAAAGAGATTAAAGAAGCTGAAGACGCTGTGAAGCTTAAGAAAGCACTTAAACAGTGTGAAGACGATAAGGCGGAACTTGAAGAACTTCGTAAATCAAAGGCAAAAGCTGAAGAAGTCACTTACGTAGCCAAGGCAAAAGACCTCGGTGCAGGGGACGAAGATGCTGAAAAGTTAGGCCCAGCTCTTATGGCAGTTAAGGCACTTGCTCCGGAAGCATACGAAGTAATGCTGGAACATATCGTCAAGATGAAGAACGTTGTGGAGGGTGGAGAGTATCTAGAGCCTAAAGGTGAGAGTACTAAATCGAAAGTAGCAAAGTCCATGACCGAGCAAATTGAGATCATCAAGAAGCAACTGTCAGAAGAAGACGTATCCCTCACCGGACGTAAACTCACAGCGAAAGCCCGTGATAAGTATAAGAAAGACTTCCCGAAAGAGTACGAAGCATCACTGTTCGTCTCTAAGTAAGAAGTAAATAAATACTAAGTAATACCTCACAGCACACGTATAATATTACGTGTGCTTAATTTAAAAATAAGTACAAGGAATACCAATATGGCCGTCATAGATTTTAATAACGTTCACACTCAAGCCGAACTCCGCGATGTCGCAATTACAGCATTCGAGAACGAGAACGACTTGTTCACTAAGGGCATTGTCCCTGACATGACCTCCCAAACTAACACCGCGCTCTACCGCATCTTCGAGAAAGAGTACTGGATGAGCTCTCAGGTAAAGACACGTACTGAAGCTACAGCAACTCCAAAAGCCACTTACGGTACAACTACTGATACCTTCACGATCTCTCAGGCCTCTCTAGGTCACGACATCACACCTGAGCGTATCGCTAACTCATCTGCCTCAGTACTTGACCCCTTCAGAGACGGTACAAAGTTCTTGGCAAGCAACTTCCTGAAGTGGCACCAAGAGAAATTCGTTGCTAGCCTCATGAACACTACTGCTGCAACTACTCCTTGGGCATTCAGTGCTACAGGACAAGCAGGTACGGTAACTCCAGGTGGAGGCATGGATAACTTCAGTGCTGCCCCTACTAACACGTTCGCAGCATCTAACTTCCGTCAGTTCGACCAAGCTGCAAGTGATGTAATCGCTATCCTTACTGAGATGATGGACCACATCGAAAAGAACACAGGACTTGTACCTAACAAGCTCTTGATCCCTAAAGATGTTTTCCGTAAGATTCAGTCTAACGCAACTGTTAAAGCTGCCGTTGCTAACACAATCGGATTGCTTGGTGGTGTTAATCAAACTAAGGCTATCCTGTCTCAGAACCTCGGTATCCCTATCGAGAACATTCAGATCGTTAAAGCGGTTCATTATGACGGTGCTACAATTACCCGTACTGACCGTACATTGGTAGACCTACAGAACGGATTGAGCGGTGAGACATCTGACATAGCACTCGACGGTACTATGGACTGGTTGGCGAAGAAAGACTTGTTGTTCATGTACTCAGGTGAAGCAATGGGACAGTACACTAAGACAGCTGCGTCACGTTTCCTCTGGACAGGATTAACAAGTGCTATGAAAGATATCGCAGACGCTGCCTCTGATCCAAGCGGTGAAGGCGCTGACCTCGGTAACTTCTTCATGCACGCGTACAAGAGCAAGATCGCAATGGCATACACCATTGACGGTTTCATTTCTCTAGACTACAAGGTAGTTGCTCCTGAGCTTGCCTTTATACTCAAAGGCGCAATAGCTTAATTAACTGGACTTGTACACATTAAGTGTGTACAAGTCCACTTCAAAGCAGGAAATACTATACCTATGGCATTCTCATATGATGTAAAACAGCTTGAAGACAGTTACGTATTCCGTATCCGATTGATGACAGGGCTCACTTCCGAAGATTTCTTATTTCAGACAACTGATGAGGAAATCAAATACTTCTATAAAGTAAACAAAGGAAATGAACGTAAAAGCGCTAGAGACATAATAAACTCAGTACTACCCCAAGCAGTCGAATTCACCGATACGAAAACAGGTCAAGTAGAAGAGAATGGCTCACAGCTATTTGACAACTTGATCAAGTTACGCGACGAACTGAATAAGCAATTAGCAGTTCCTAAGAATATACATGCTACTGGACTGGACTCTACCGAGTACCATGAAGGACATCGGAACAAGGAAATAGTACACGGACCACGTACAGGAGACGCATTCGCACTTACCAGCGAGATGCCAAACTTATCGTGAGTGTATCCTCCGATTTTTCTAAACTTCGATTAATGATCCAGAACTTTGATGACGCACATGAAAAAGTACTGGAAGTAGCTCCGTTTGAAGAAATAAATAAAGCAGAGATGTTAGAATATGCATCTAACCTTCCAAGACAAGAAGCACGTCCCATCTTCAGAGCATTTAGACACTCGGGAATGCTTGAAGTAGTCGCTGGAAAGTTTTTAAAGACAATGGTACTAAGATCTAGAGGAGGCTCTCTGGAGAAGTTAGGAAAGGATATGTCATTCGCTATGCGTCAGTACATAGTCGCACAGAACTTTCCATTAGAGATCCCAGAGCTCCTACCGTTTACAGTAAATAGAAAAGAAGAGAAGGGTTCCCTATACCCTGATCGGATAGGTCTAGATACTTTAGACATGGTAAATTCAATAGAAACAAGGATAACATAATATGAGCAGAAACCATAAACTAGTTCGTAGAGAAAAGTTTAGCCTAATGACTGTTGGAGAACCTGAAATTAACCTAGACACCGGACGCGCAGACGGGGAAGCACAAGAAGTCCTTACAGAATTTGTAGGTAATATTCAACCTATAACAGGTGCTGAGCTAGAAAGATTAAAGAACGGAAGACAAGTAGGGTCATTGTTCCAATTATGGACACTCAAATCACTGGACATGGGAGACATAGTATTTCATAAAGGAAAGCGTCACGAAGTAGAAGGCATTGAAGACTGGGACAACTTAAGTTCAACACTCAGGCATTACGTATACGTACTGAGGAGAGAGGCTAGAGGATGTTAGCAGACGAAGCAATAACGGATTTATTAGTACCTATCTTTCGACCAGTACTTGGACTCAAACAGTCTAAGTACCAGTTAATGGCAATCCCAACAGATCTTTGTATTCCAGCAACGGATTACTCTACGATAGAGGTCATGAAGATAAGACAGTACGGACAGCAACAAGCATGTGTCATAGAGAACGTAGGACAACAGTTAGCTGCAGACTACGAACTTGTAATACGTGTAGAGTCGTTCGGTAAGAAAGCAAAGTTCAGAGTAACTAGCTTAGTTGCTCAATTACGGAACTACCCGTCCATGTGCCAAAAAATAAACGAAACTGGATTATCTCACATAAGTGAAAGTCCAGTCGTGGATATTAGCCACATAGACAAAACAAAACACAGAGGCAGAGCATGGGTAGAACTACGCATGAATGCTTCCACAGGTGACTTCAAAAACATGGAGGGAGAAGATCTTACCAAGATAGGATTCCCAGGATATCCAGAGTTTGATGAATCCATACAACCTGTTCTAAATGTACCTCTAAACGCTGATCACTTAACTACAAATGTTAAGAGGTTCGTAATAGAGAGTACGATTTCATCAAACAACCAACCATAAGGAATTAACATGGCCGAAAAGATTAACGAAATTGTAGATATAAGCATTACCCGAGACACGCAAGTAATCGATATCGTGAACTTTAACAAGGTTCTTTTACTCACAGACGAGAAACCATTCTTTGACCGCGTACGTACGTATTATAGCTTAAATGCTATGCAGACGGATGGCATCGTGGAGTCAGGAGTTACTTACAAGGCTGCTCAAGCTTTCTTCTCCCAGAACCCTCGACCTACACAGATTGTCCTAGGACACCGTAACCGGACAGGGTCTGAAATCACACTGGCAGAATCAGCTATTAAGAATAGTACATCGTACAGCATCACAGTACTTCCTAAAGACGGAACTGTAGGTACAGCTCAGACTGTATCCTTCACGTCAAGTGCTACAGCAGAAGCAGATAAACCAGCAGCCATTGACGCAATCTTCACTGGACTTAAAGTTGCTATTGACGCTAACTCTCTAATCACGGATGTAGTTACTGTTGTGCAATCAGGAACTCTTGCAACTACTAAGTTCTCCCTTACTCAAGTAGCTACTAAAGAGTACGCGATTACAGGTGTTACTAATGGCTTGCTAGAAGTGGCCAGTACAGGCATGGAAACAGCTGCTACAGCTATTGCTGCCGTACGTGCAGTTAACGACAACTGGTATGCTCTAGGAGCCACTACAAGAGACGCTGCTGACCAACTAACCATAGCAGCACTCATAGAAACTACTAAGAAGTTCTATTTCTGCGGTACACAGCACGCAGACTCTTTAAACGTAGTTAATGATACCACTGCAGCAACCGCTGATGATATTGCAGGTAAAGTGTTCGAAGTAAAGTATGACCGTACAGGTGTTGTATACTCAGCCACTGCTGATTCAACATACCTCGACATGGCGATCATGGGTAAGAAAATGCTTAGCATCCCAGGAGCTACTACTTGGAAATTCACTACTGTTGCAGGAGTTGTTCCAGACAATCTCACAGCTACACAGTCCTTGACTATTCGTAACAAGAACGGAAACACTTACGAAGGTATTTCAGGCGTTAATATTGCGCGTGAAGGTACAGTAGGTAGCGGTGAGTTCATTGACATCATTCATGGTGCAGATGAATTACATGCACGCTTACAAACCGAGATCTTTAGAGCTCTCGTAACTACAGCAAACAGAGGATCTAAAATCCCTCTCACTGAGCAAGGAATAGGAGTACTTAAAGGAATTGTTACCACTGAGATTAAACGTTCTCAACAGCAGGGATTTATCTCACCGTTCCTTACAAGAACATCAGATGCGGGTAGACCAGAAACTATCAAAGCATTCGAAGTAAAGGCTGGACTAGTACAAGACATGACAGCTAATGACAGAGCTTTACGAAACTCTCCTACAATATCATTCGTTGCAGCTCTTGCAGGTGCAGTACATAAAGTAATCGTTCGCGGTTCTCTGTACGTATAA